CAATAATAAAATGTCTACTAATGGCTCTAAGCGTTTCTTAGCTAAACTGGCTAATCCAGAATTGCGTGAGGGTAAGGTATTTGCCAACGTATTCCCAGAAGATAAACAAAAGTCTGCACTTGTTAAATTAGCATTACAAGGTAAGACCCAGTTATCTTATGAAAAGATTATTGAAGGCCCAAGTACAGCATTAACTTCAGCAGCGACTAAGCAGCAGGGATTGGGTGTTGGCGCAGATGAATTGCTAGCCATGTCCTATGGAAATGTAGCTGCTGGCATTGGTGTAGGTATGAAAGCTATTAAAGCCCTTGCTCCTAATCTAACAGATAGTCAACGCAGGCAGATAACAGAGGTTCTTTTGAGTGAAGACCCACAATTTGTTAAGTCAGCACTGGCAGATAGTGGTAAAATGGCTCAACTACAAGACAGAGTTAAAAAGTTGGCTGATATGATTACTACTGGAAGTCAGAGTGCTGGCGGCTATACAGGTGGCAAAGCTGCTGAGTTTGGCATGAGAGGCTTGCTTAGTGAAGTGCAACCAGAAAGTACAACAGAACAAGGTGCAATGTAATGCCACAAATGACAGAGCAAGATATTCAAAGCGCAATTAAAGACGCGATACAAAGTGCTATTGACTACGTTGACAGTGACATTGCAGGCCAGCGTGAACGCGCTCAGAGTTACTTTGATGGCAATGTAGACCTAGACCATGAAGAAGGTCGTTCACGGGTAGTGTCCACTAAGGTACGCGATGTTGTCCGTGGTGCAAAGCCTAGCCTGATGCGAATCTTTATGTCTAACGATAAGTTCGTTGAGTTTGTGCCAAAAGGCCCAGAAGACGTTCAAAATGCAGAGCAGGCTACAGCTTACTGCCACTGGGTATTCAACAAGGTTGGTGGGTATAATGTCCTGTCTAACGCGATACACGATTCTCTGGTTAAGAAGGTCGGTCTAGTTAAGGTCTGGTGGAATACTGAGACAATTGCTAAATCTTACACCTATGAGAACCTGTCAGATGAAGAAGTTCAGGTACTGGTCAGCAAAGAAGGCGTAGAGGTTGTTGAGCATCGCCAAGAGATTGAGATGGAGATGGATGAGTTTGGCTTAGATATTGAGCGTAACGTCCACAGTATGGTCATTTCTCATAAGTATGAAGAAGGCGAGATGGTCATTGAGGGCATCCCACCAGAAGAATTTTTCATTGATGGCTCTGCTAAATCCATTGATGACGCTTACATTTGCTGTCATCGCAGTGAGAAACGCGCTGGCGATCTTGTGGCTATGGGTATTGACCAAGACGTTGTGGATGGTCTTAACGGCTCAGACAACGACTCATTGATTGGCAATGTTGAGAAAATACAGCGATTTGGCGAGTCAATCACAGACGATGAAGATGTGGATAATGACCCATCAATGCGCCTAGTGTTGGTCACAGAGGCTTATATGCGTATTGACGCAGAGGGCGATGGCGTACCTACATTACACAAGTTTTTATGTGGTGGCACAGACTATCAAGTGCTTGAGATGGAACCTTGGGATAAAGTACCATTTGCCGACTTCCAAGTTGACCCAGAGCCACACGCCTTCTATGGACGCTCGTTGGCTGAATTGGTATTACATGACCAAGACACCACCACCAGCGTACTACGCGGCATTTTAGACAACGTAGCCCTAACCAACTCACCACGCCTAGAAGTAATGGAAGACATGGTGGAGATGGATGACGTTCTGAATAACGAAGTGGGTGCTATTATCCGCAGTGAGCAGATTGGCTCTGTTAACCCATTAACGGTTCCATTTGTTGCAGGATCTACGTTACCAGCGTTACAGTATCTTGATATGCTAGTGGAAGAGAAGACAGGTATCTCTAAGATGAGCATGGGCGTTAACGCTGATATGCTACAGAATACATCTGCTACTGCCGCTGCACTAACGGCACAAGCTGGTGCTGGGCAGGTCGAGGTAATGGCGAGAAACCTTGCTGAAGGCACTAAGAAGCTATTTCAACTCATGCTACACGTTGCGATACAAAACTCCCCAGACGATCAGATGATGCGTTTAAACGGTGAATTTGTACCCGTCGATCCAGCAGTGTGGGACGCAGGCATGGACATGTCTATCAATGTCGGTCTAGGCACTGGTCAGGAAGATGCTAAAGCAGCCGCATTGATGCAGACGTTCCAGACTCAACAGCAGATTTGGCAGACCTACGGGCCTAAGAACGGCCTAGTTAGCATGACACAGATGCGTAACACGTTAGCTGACACGTTGGCACTGAGTGGGGTTAAGAATGTTGACCGTTACTACGCACCAATGACCGCAGAGATTGAGCAGCAGTTAATGGCTGAGATGGCTCAAGAAGCAGAAGCGGCTCAACAGGCAGCATTAGAGCAAGGTCAGCAGGGCGATCCGATGGCACAGGCACTAATCCAAGCTGAACAGATTAAGGCACAGGCCAGTATGCAAGGCCAGCAGATGAAGTTGCAGGGCAAGATGCAAGGCGATCAGATCAAGATGCAAGCAGATATGCAGGTCAAGGCCGCACAGATGCAGTCTAAGCAGGGTACTGAACTGGCTGAATTGCAACTCAAGTATCGTGAGCTACAGTCATCTAATGACTTAGAGCGTGACCAGATGAACCAAGACCTTCTTGTGGAGGCTGCTAAGATTTTAGGGCAGTATGGTACAGCAGTTGATGTTGAACGTGTGAAAATGATGCAGAATTCTCCAAGGGATGAAATGGGCAATATGCTATGATCCTAAAAGAGCAAGCAGAATATTTACTCAAAGATGATACATTTACGACAGTATTTGATATAATCCGACAAGAACAGGTAAAAAAGTTCTTAAAATCTAGCAAATCCGATACGGAAACTAGAGAAGACGCTTATGCAATGACGCAGGCGTTAAACCAGTTTGAAAATATCCTCAAAAGTGCAATAACTAATGAGGCTATTAAAAAACGCAAAAAATAGGATAGCACCGTGGAAACGACTACCCCAGTTAGCATTGAAAGTGCAGCAGAAGCGTTAATGGCTCCAATGGAGTCAGAAGCAACCGAAACAGAAGCACCCGAAGCTGAAGTAGCAGCACCCGAAGCTGAAGTAGCAGAGGTTGAAGAAGAAGAGGTTGAGCAAGAAGAATCAGAATCGGATGATGACGCAGAATATGCTGAAGCAGATGATGACGATGATGATGAATATGATGAGTCAAATGATGAGCAAGCCGATCAATCTGGGCCTGAGACATACTCCATTAAAGTTAATGGTGAGAATGTTGATGTAACCTTAAACGATCTAAAGCAGAGTTTTTCTGGACAAAAATATATTCAACAAGGCATGAAGCAAGCGGCAGAGCAGCGCAAGCAAGCGGAAGAGGCTTTTAACGGTCTTAACCAACAGCGTGAGCAGCTTAACCAGCTTATGCAACAGGTAGAGCAGCAGGGCGTAATATCGCAACCAACTCCACCTAGCAAGGAACTGTTAAGCGCAGATCCGCTAGGCTATATAGAAGCAGATGCTACTTATAGGGAGCAAATGGGAGCGTATCAAACCCAGCAGCAGCAAATTGGACAGCAACAACAAGCAATGCAGCAACAGCAAGGACAGGCACATCAGGCCCACTTGCAGTCGCAGATGGCAGAACTACAACAGGCTATTCCAGAATTTAGTGATGCTAAGAAAGCACCTAAGATGAAGGAAAGGCTCGTTAAACAAGGTATGGCTGAAGGCTACACTGCCGAAGAAATCGGTGGAATTGTAGACCATAGGGCCATGAAAGTTCTGCATAAGGCAATGCTATACGATCAGATGATGGAAGGGGGAGGCGATGTACAAGCTAAACTCAAGAAAGCTAGGCCGTTGATGAAAGCTGGAACCAAGAAGCAACCTACATCTGCTGCTAAGAAGCACAGCAAGCAAATGTCTAAATTGAAGAAATCAGGTAGCATACACGATGCTGCCAAATTATTATTTGAAAGTTAAATTTAAATCATTTAGGATGAATTATCATGGCACAACCAGCCCACACATACGATACATACGATACGAAGGGTATTAGAGAAGACTTATCTAACGTAATCTATGACGTATCACCAGAAGAAACTCCATTGCTAAGTGCAATCGCTAAAGTAAAGGCGACTAACACCTTGCATGAGTGGCAAACCAATGCGTTACGCGCAGCGGTACTTACTAACCATCATGTTGAAGGAAGTGATACAGGCGCAACAGCCGTTACCGCTACTTCTCGTTTGGGTAACTACACTCAAATCTTTAAAAACTCTGTAATTACCTCTGGAACCAACGATGTAGTTGAAGCCGCAGGCCGCACAAACTCTGAGATGAGCTACAACATACTGCGTGAGGCGATTACTCAGAAGCTAGATCAAGAAAAGACTATTTTTGATAACGTGGCGCGTGTAGCTGGTAATGCTACTACTGCCCGTAAAATGGCTGGCCTTGGTGCTTGGGTAACTACCAACACATCTAAGGGTACTAACGGTACTGATCCAACAGGTGACGGTACTAACGCTCGCGGTGCAGGTACAGGTCGCGTGTTTAGTCAAGCTTTATTTGACACTGTTATGCAAAAGGTGTGGGTATCGGGCGGCAAGCCAGACTCTGTTTACCTTTCAGCGTTTCAGATGAACAAGGCACTTGGCTTTACTGGTAACAACAACCAACGCCAGACAGGTAACGTAGGTACGGTAAACAACAACCTAGCGATCTATTTGACGCCTTGGGGACAGGTTTCTTGGCAGCCTTGCCGAGAAAACAGAAGCTCCGATGTGTGGATTATTGAGCAAGATAAATTAGCTTTGGCTACTTTACGCCCAATGAAAAACGAAGCGTTGGCTAAAACAGGCGATAATGAGCATCGTCAAATTGTTTCAGAATGCACCTTGGTCGTGCGCTCAGAAACAGCATTAGGCTTAGTTGCTGACTGTACTACAAGCTAATAATACGCTTGTGTTACAATAAGGGGGTGCTACGGCATCCCTTTTTTTATGGAGAAAATATAATGGCTAAAATATCAGAACAATTTCATCAAGATGGTGACAAGCTAATCCACGTTAAGCAGCAGGATTACAGCGGCTCACTAAACCAAGCAGAGGCAATGCGTCAAAACGGTAACGCTCATTTTGGTGACTCAGTGTGCGTAGGTGTAATTGACAAGGCATTAATGGCTGAGTGGCTAAAAGAGGCTGGAGTCAAGTGGGATGATCCTGCCGCACAAGATGTGGTTAAGCGAAAGATGCTGTCAGGTGAGTTTGACAAGCTACGAGTTTGGGAGGGTAATTACTAATGGATTATTTTACAGAAGATGAATTAAAATGCAGCCACACAGGTGAGTGCAAGATGGATGATTCTTTTATGTATAAGATCAATACCATCAGGAAAGTGTGTGATTTCCCGTTCACGGTGACTTCTGCTTACAGACACCCTACGCACCCTATTGAGGCAAAGAAGGCCAAGGCAGGCTCACACGCGTCTGGAAGGGCTATCGACATTGCTGTACGCGGTGACAAGGCCCATAAACTGATTGAAGTGGCACTGGCTTACGGCATTACAGGCATAGGTGTGGCCCAAAAGGGTGGTTCACGCTTTATTCACCTAGATGACTTGGATAAAGCCAGTGGTTATTCACGGCCTACCGTCTGGAGTTATTAATGAGTTTTCTCAGTTTCTTAAATCCAATCGCCAGTTTAGGTAGCACCTACCTAGAAGG